CTCACGCTGACCTGGGCGTGAGGCGGAATTTACGGAATCCCAGAGGTGGTTGTCTGGGCTCGTCCGCTGGACGGGGGCTACAAACCAAGCGTGTTTGAGACATCTCCACGAGGTGAATCTTCACATCATTTGACGATGACGTTACCGTTGTCGATTGCGAACACTACGAGCATCGAGGACGTCCCCGAGTGGATGTTCAAGTTGGCCCACGAGCGGCCCGGAATGTACACCATCCGGGTCAACATGCCGAAGACGAGGTACTGCCCGTGCGAGTGCAGCACGCAGAGGAGGAGGGTGGATGTCAATTTCACCGGTGAGGAGTTTGCGAAACTTGACAAAGTGATCATGAACCAGACTTACGCTGAGAGCAAGTCGAAGGTTATGAGCGCCATTGTGTTTCAGCATGCTTCCGTGATCTGGCCATCCCACACTCCTGATGATGTTGCGATGCGCACGTTGGGCGCATGGGCGATCACGCAGTACCGCGCGAACGGCACATGGTTCAAGCCGCTTCATGAGTGGTTTCCGTTCCTGCCCATGTGTTGCGACTGCAAGCAGAAGCAGGTGATTCTTGACTTGAACCAGAATGTGGGCGAGACCAGAGTGGCCGCGTGTGGGACTGTCATTTATGACAATCGCAGACGTATTTTGTGCGGTGTTGAGCCACCTGGCAAACCAAGAGCAGGCGTACTTGCTTTGCCGTGCGGAAAGAAAGACCCAGGAGAGTCGGACATGGAGACCGCCGTTCGCGAAACGAAAGAAGAAGCCAGGGTTAAAATTGATCCTGACAAAACACGTCTGTATAAGACATTTCGTTTCGGGCGGTTTGATTGCCGGCTTTTCACTACATACAATGGGGACACAATGCCCTGGCCGTCACACGATGACAACTTGTTGAGTCTCAAGTTCCGCACGGTCGAAGAAATTTTGGCGTTTGGTGAAAATGGCATTGCTGAGTCTGTCAAGCAGTGCATCGACGGAGACAAGTTTGACCAGAAGATTTTTGATACTACCAGTCCCGTCTTTTTCGTCAACAACGCCGCGCCGCAGCAAGTCAGCATGGAGAGTGCCAGCTCGGGACCTGATGCCCCGCCACGCAATGACTTGGGGTATGTTGAGCCCGGGCATGGCAACGCCGACACGCATCCACTAGGTGGCAATGATGCTGATGACTCTGAAATCCGCGCGATGCGTGAGGACAGGGTTCTCATCAACGAAGCTGGTGTGGGTGTGATTGGCCAATCCATGAATCCAACGAACAGCAAGCAGGTGGTCGGGGTACTGTCCTTACCGGTGACGGACAACCCCAATGTTTACGCGAAGGAGAGCGACAACATTGATGCGGCTATCGACTACCGCATCACCAAGAAGCAGAGAGCCTTCACTGCGACCGTCGAAGACCGCGCCTTGATAGGCCAGATGGTTGCAGCGGCGATTGGGGAGAATCCCCGCCGTGCCGTGTTCAGCACGCGCAAGGTTGTCACTTGGTGGGAGAATCATTTGCTCAACGATCTCAGGTCTGGGAAGTGGGCTGAATCGCGCCTGACTAAGACAGTTGAGGGTCTTTGCGCACGCATTGATCCCCAGTTTAAGTTGTCATGCGACATCAAGCTCGAACCCATGCCTGAGGGCAAGGCACCTCGTATGCTCATCGCGGATGGAGATGAGGGCCAGGTCATGGCACTACTCACCATTTGTTGCATCGAGGATCTCATCAAGAAGCACATGCCGAAGAAGACCATCAAGGGGTTGGGCAAGCGCCCAGCCATGGAGAGACTCGCAGCAGAGCTGCGCGCTCCCGCTGCCGCCTTTTCCAAGACCAAGGGGAAGATGAATGGGCAGCATACTGGTTACAGCAAGCCAGTTCCTCCTGGTGTGTCTATCTTTGAAGGTGATGGATCTGCGTGGGATACAACTTGCAGTGCCAAGCTGCGAGATTGTGTGGAGAACCCGGTGATAATGCACGTGGGTAGCATCGTCAGGGCCTTGATGTCTGAGCCGACGGTTTGGGTTGATGCACATTATGACGCGTGTGCTCTTCACAAACTAGCTATGACATTCAAGAAGAATAATGAATACAAGAAGATCCTGATTGACGCTATTCGTCGTAGTGGTCATCGTGGCACCTCCACGTTGAATTGGTGGGTCAATTTTGTTTGCTGGCATGTGAGCATCTTCAAGACACCTGAGATTTTCCTCGACCCTGACGTTCGTTATGGTGAGGATCATTCAGGCATTTGGAGGTGGCTCGCCAGTGGATTTGAGGGTGATGATAGCATCCTTTCGACCACACCAAAAATTAAGGAATCCGATGAGATATATGTCTCAATTTTGCAACGATGGGAAAGGCTCGGATTCAACATGAAGATTTTCTTACGCTCAACTCGCGCGTTGTTTACGGGATACTATCTGGCCTTGGACAACAGTGGCCCCACAGGGGTGATGATGCCAGAAGTCGACCGCTGCTTTGCTCGAGCAGGAATTTCCTGCAGTCCCAAGATGATTGAGTATTTCAAGGCCAAGAACAGGGCCGGATGCATTTCGGTGTCACGCGCTGCAGCATTGTCGCGGGCGTATGAGTTTGCCGGTTTGTCCCCCACGATATCTTCTAAGTACCTCAGGTACTATGAGAGTCTTGGGGGCAACACGCACATCGACCGTGACTTGATGATGCGTACCACCGGTGCAACTACCGATTTTTCCGAGCCTGAAATCTTGAGTGAGATCAATGTGAAGAATGGTGAAGCTTTGAGTTTCGACCAGTCTGAGCTTGATCGCCTTGAGTCGACCGGCTTTGCCTGCACGCATGACGAGCTGGTTGCATTTAGCACGAAGATTTGGGACTATGACTTGCTGAAGGATTGGGAGGGTTTCCGTGAGAGCCTTCCCAGCTCTTGGCGCTCCGCTTAGGCGGGGCTTGCTCGTAGGGTTTGTGGCCATTTTGGCCCAGCCGTGTCGTTAATTAGCTTCGCGCTTTAATTAAAGTCCCAGGCCTCAGGGAGGAAATGCCCTGGGGGAGACGGCGTAGGACCACTGCAAACACGGGGATATTCCGCCCCTCGCTCCTGGTCCGGGGTGCTGAAGGGAGACACCCTAACAAGCCGGGCTTATTCTTGACCCCTGCCCGATGAGCGCGGGCAGGGCGCAGCCTGCCGGTCCTGTGTAGGAGCTGGACCTGAGGTGAAGGCCGTGTCGAGCGCGGGTTTACCACCGCGTGGGGTTGGCCACCCTTAATCGGCACAGAAGGGGCCCCTCTCCCGCGCATTCCTAAGGAATGTGACTCCAGCACCCAAGCCGCAAGGCGTGGTGTGTTGGGAGGGCCTCGAAAGAATGGTTACGATGTGACCCAGCACTGCTTGACAAATCTGGGCACACCTAGTAGCAGGAGCACGTTTCCAAGCCCGCCGACCTCTCACGTGGACTATCAAACATCCATGGTAGCTGTTGACCCATTTCCAGTCATGTCGGTTGAGGTGGTTTCTTGAGCGCCACCTTTTGGAAACACCAGGATTTAGTCACCTGACTCGGCGCCGAACGGTTCGTCCGATAGTTTTGGCCGAGTTTGTGTGGATACGTGCTCTGGGTGTGGGTACACCTTTGATTATTGCGTCATTGGTTATCGCTCTGTACATAGTTTTTCTCGTCGTCCCGAAACGGCTCACGACGACCTGGGTGAGGACTAGATCCGCACTGCGATCGTTGTAGTGTGTTCACGAGCTATCGCAGCTCAAAGATTGTAGGAATGCCGAAGCCCCAGCGCAATAGAAATGTGCTGAAGCGCGCTCTCAAGCGCAAGCAAGGCGGCCGAGACCTTTATGGCATTAAGCAGGGTGTCGGGCGTGTCACACGCACGCCCTTTCCGAAAGGCAGGACGAAGAAGCGCAGCATGGCTGCGACTATCAAGCACGCCCTCAATGCCATGAATCCGTGTCACCTCCCATTGCCTCGAGCTGTGGGTGGTTACACGATCATTCGCACCACCGACATTGTAAACACGCCACAGCCGGCAGTGCTGTTTGGCACGTTTAAAGGCCCAGCCCAACAGTTCACCGAGACAACTTGGCTGAGCACTGTCGGAGTGCGGAATGTTGCCGGGGGATTGGACAAGCCCATCAACGACCCTAACGCGGCCGGTGGTGGCACAGGAAATGCCCATTTCTTCCCGAGCGTGGCACTCGCCGAGACCTCATTGAACGGTGCCCGCATGGTACCAGCAGCAATGACTGTCCAGATAATGGGCTCCAGCTCATTGCAAGATGCTGCTGGCATCGTGTACATTGGGCGGTCCAAGACCGTTCTTGATTTGATGGGGGACACACGTTCTTGGGACACCGTTATGAAGGAATTGGTGGCCTACAGCGCACCACGTTTGTGTTCAGCTGGCAAGCTGTCACTTCGTGGGGTTGAGGTCAACGCGATCCCAAACAACATGTCTGTCCTTTCCGACTTTGTGCCGCGACGCAACCCTGCAAACGAGCAGCAAGTGTGGGATGACACCACATACGCCTGTGACTTTGAGGGTTTTGGGCCGATCTTTGTTTACAATCCCGACTTCGTTCCGCTCCGTTATCTTGTCACCATTGAGTGGCGCATGCGCTTTGATCCTCTCAATCCGGCTTATGCCGGGCATGTTGTTCACAAGCCGGCCTCCGAGTCCACTTGGAGCCAGGTCATATCAAGCGCAGAGGCGTTGGGTCACGGGGTGAGAGACATCGCTGATGTTGCAGCCGATGTTGGGATGGTTGGTGTCGCGGCGGCTCCCTTCCTCATGTGAGGGGTGCAGTAACCGGCATCAATGGCTTTGGCTTCCGGGTCTGGGTGGTGCGTGAACGTACTGCGAGGGTGTACAGTCTGGGTCTCCAGGAGTCCTCTGCAACCGCACGACGCGACACGGCGGCGACCAGCACGCTGACTGGTCCCTAGAATTCAAAATCCTTCACGCGGAAGACGTGAAGGTCCCGAGGGTAGCGG